ACGCTTATGCCGTATGTTGGCACGGTCACATGAATCTCATCTCCATTGTCGTCAGGCGGAAACATGACCAGGGCTTTGTTGTTGTCAAGATATTGCACTTTGCAAGTATCTGTGGTGTCGATCCTAGGGCCAGAATCAATGCTTTCGTAGACGCGTATATGCGGTTGTATAGTGGTCATGCTAGGCGACTCCCGATGGTGATTTCGGCATGATCGTTTTGAGCATCGCGGCTCCCGCCGGCGCGGCATCGAGGAGTTGTTGCTGTTGGGCCTGTTGCGCCCGTCCCGCCCGAATCTGCTGCACCTTCGCCAGATCGTTCCGCCAGCGCACCGGCATCGCGTGAATATCCATCGTCTCCGGCATGATCTCATCCATGTTGAAGTAGTCGAGCGGCGAGGGATCTTGCGTGACTTCGACAAAGCGCAACGCCGTTTCAAGCGAGCGCATGAAGCCAGCGGCTTCCTCGGCCCGCGCCATGCGGGAGAGCGGCGAGTCATACTGCACGGTGTAGTCGCCCTTCGCGTCGATCAAGCGTTGCGGCATCGGCGGCAACAGCTTCAGTTCGCGCAAGACATCGAGTTCGCGGTCGATCATCGGGCCGAGCGATTCGCTCTGTTGCCGTCCCATCGTGGGTGAGAGCAACGCGCCTTTCTCCCGCGCCCGTTCCACGACTTCCGTCGCCGTCATCTGCGGCGTATCCACCAGGATTTGAAACAGCGTCACAAGGAAGAAGTCGTTAATGACGAGCTTTTCTGATTCCATCAGCTTATCGCCAATGGCGAGATTGCCCACCGGCAAGGCATGGACGAGCGGACGGCCCTCGGCGTTCACGCCCCCGGCATTGATCGCGCCGGGCCGCATGGAAAAGTTATCCACCACACCGTCGTCATGGGCCAACAACACCGGATCGACGCTGCGATGCCCCTGCTTGAGCATCGTCTTTTTCATTTCGTTCAGGCTCTTGATCGTGGGCAAGGCCATCATCGCGGGGGAACGGCCATAGAGTTCGCCAGGGGTCGTCACGTAGCGGCTGATCGCATAGGGGAAGGTCTGATACCCGCCGTGTCGCACCGTCTTTTTCGCCGTGGCCGACACATAGACGGACTCATAGGCCATGCCCTGCACATCGAGACGATCAGGGTCGTAGTCTCGGCGCGGCGAGACTTTGTGGATGAACCAGTGAATCGTCTGCGCCCGCTTGGGGTCAGCGGCGTGCTTGGCAATGACTTCAGGGACTTCCTCGCCAAACTGATCCACCGCCTGTTTCGCCGTGAGCGGGAACTTACGGTAGTTGGTGTCGATGATCCCCTGATGATTCTCCATGAAGTAGCATTGCCCAAGATGCACGGCGCGATAGCGCAAGCCCTTCTCCATGCGCGACTGCAAAGCGTCGATGAAGAGGTTGCCGGTCCCGAACGCGCCGAGCATGAGATAATCTTCGTGCTTCTGCGATTGGAAGTTGGCCGAGGCCGCGTAGCGATATTGAAACAGGAGGCGCGTCACATCCTCAAACCAGAAGCGCACCTCGCGGTCTTTCATCAAGGAACGGTCAGACGGCATCAGCGAATGCCACTTGCTATTGCGCGGCGTCAACATCGACTCCATCGCGGCGGCGAAGCGGCCCAAGGCGAGGGCAGCGGTGCTATCGACCATCTCATGCAGGAGTTGTTGGCCGTCGGTCAGTTCGATGCGGTTCTGGCCGGTAAAGTGGGCGCTATAGTTCGGGAGTACGCGGCGGGCGATCTCTTCCCAGGTCTTTTCCCAGTACCCGCGCTTACCGCTCGCCTGCTCCTGTTCGGAGAGAATCTGTACCGCCAGAGCGTCCGACTGATCCATCTAGGCTCCTGTCAAATAGGTGCGGCCATCGGCCCCCGCCGTGCGTTGCGTCTGCGGATTCGTCAGCATGGTGGACGCCCGCCCCTGGCGGTTCTTCATGGCGTTCGCGGCTTCTTTCTGTACGGTGTCATCAGCCAGCGACGGCGCGACCGGCGCGGGCTGGACGGTCGGGGCCTGCGGGCTGAAGAGTCCGCCCATTACATAACCTCTTTGGCGAGGCCCGAGAGCGTGGCGTCTGAACTCGTTAAGGTCTGTGAGACGCGGCGTTTCCGTCCGCCGCCTAAGACTTCACTCGCGGCCATCGCCCGTTTGCGGGAGTTGGTTTCTTCAGCGGCGGTTTGCGGACGCGGGATCAAGGCTTGGCGTTCGGCTTCGGCTTGGCGAGCGGCTTCTAGGGTGTCACGGTCCTTCGCCATCGCCTCATCGCGGCGGGCATCGGCGGACCCAGGTGTGTCGAGCTTGGCTTGCGGTGAGACTTGCTGCGAGGCGGCGTTATAGGCCGCGTGCGTGGCCCCGACAATCGGGAAAATCCACTCTGCCGGATGAATGCCACCGCCCATACGCGCCTCCCTGTGATGCGACTTATCGCTTCGGATACACTGATTGCGAGACGTTTGTCAAGCGAAGAGGCTGTAGTCCACGTCCTGCGCCACGCGGCGGACCATCGGGGTCGTCTTGCCCCGGAGATCACGGCGAGCTACCCGATGGGCAAACGTCAGGGCCAAGGCGTCGCCATCGTCGGGCGAATAGAGCCCGCGCTGTTTGAGCGATTCCTTGCTTTCGAGCATGACGGCATCCTTCGCCTTGCCGAAGTAGTCATATTCTGGCGTGGTCAAATCGGCAAAGAGCCGGGAGTCTTTATCAATGCAGCCGCCGCCCAGCCAGTCGCGCAAGTTCGCCCACATTTCGGTGCGCTTATTCGCCCATTCCGGCGAGGTGGCCGAGCCGCCAAACCAGACTTCGTTCACGCGCAAGCCGAGTTCTTTCACGCGATCAATGACGCCGGTCCCGTTGCCCGCATCGACGTTAATGGCATCGGGGCGGTAGTGATTCGCCACTTCGATCAGTTTGTTGGCAATGTACATATTGTCGCGTTCGGTGAAGCGAATCGGGGGGATGCTCCGCGCATCGCGCCCCTGCCGAAACCGGATCACGGTTTGATCGTCCCCGTATCGCGCCACATCCACGCCCACAATCAACGGGGCGTCCCGATCTTCGACCATCTCCCGCCGTTGCGCCTCATAGACGACATGATTGCTGATGAATTGCCGGTTGCCTTGTTTGGGGAACTGCCCGAGTACCTCAATCCGCACGGGGTCCGAATCAATCCCGTGCTGGTCGATCAGGGCTTGAAACACGGCGGGGTCGCTCCCTTCGACCGTCCGCGCATCCAAATGGCGCAACTTCCAATCGGTGTTCGGCGTATGAAAGCAATCGAAGAAGCCGCCGCTGTTCCGGCGCGGGTTGCTGAACACAAACCAATATCGATTGAGATGCTTCCGTGCAAAGAAGCCGCTCGTGACCGTAAAGATCGGGGTGGGAATACCGGACGCTTCATCGAACAGGACGCACACCCCTTGCGGGTTATGCACCCCGGCGAACGCATCCGGGTTCTCTTCCGACCACAACTGCCCCTGGCAGTAGTAATAGCCGCAATCAATCCCCAACTGCGTCTTGACCAACTCGGCAAACCAGGGGGCGGGCCGCACCGCCAGGACCGTCGATTCAAACCAATGGCTATTAATCAGGAGATTCGTCCACTTCCCGATCTCCGCAAACGTGCGCGACTTCAACTGCGCTTCGGTATTGGCGGTAATAATCGTGGTCGAACCAATGCGGGTCGTCACCATCCAATCGCTGATCCAGGAGACGAGCGCCGACTTGCCCACTCCACGCCCCGTCCCCGTCGCCCGCTTGTACATCCGTGGCTCTAATCCCGTGGCGAGCCGATGCTGTTGCTCACAAATATGGTCCGAGAGCGCATCCAAGTCCTCTTTCTGCCACGCCCGAGGCCCAGGCTCATCCTGAAGCGGCGTCCCCGCCTTTCCCCACGGATAGGCCAGCATGACGAAGTTGTAGAGATTGTCCTTGATGTCGGGCGCGTGCAGCGTCCGAATCAACTCCGCTTCATCAGCGGGACTGTATTTCGAGGTGGAGACGGCCATGCGGTTAGAGATCCCACGAACTACAGGTCGGATGCGGACACTCCATGTCAGCTTGTCGCAACCACTCATCGACATACTCGCCCACATTGGCGATACGCAGGCACGTCTCAATGTCTTTCAGCATCCGGTGCGGCACATACTCAGAAACCGCCGCCACGCCCGTAATGAACAATTCCGGTTGTCCCGCACCACGCCGCATGACGAGATCGACCCAGACACGTTTCGGCCACTTCTCAGGAGGCACGGCATCAATCACCGACTGCACCCGCCCACTGCACCCACAGCTTAAGCAGTACAGCACCCCGCGCCGGGGAGACCACGCAAGCGGCTGGGCATTCGACAGACACCACACACACCCCATGCGGTAATGATTCACGTCTTTCTCAGCCAACGCCCGGCTGTACTGCATCGCTTCCTGTGCCATACATCCCTCCTATCCCAGCAATCCCATTTCGCCAGCCGCGTCCCGATTGCGAATCACCTCGTCATACAAGACGGTGCGCCCCAGTTTCGTCGCAAAAAACTTCAACGCCCCGCTATACGCCAGGACGATATGCTCGAGGTCCCGATCCACATTCGCCTCA